GGAGACGATCACCTGAGCCAGAGACCTCACGTGCCACTCTTCAATTTGTTCTTGCCGGAGGCGGTGAGCCTTCAATCGGTCCTCGATGTTGGCCACGATCTGGCGCAGTCGGCAGACAGGAGTGTCAAGGACAACTGAGTCCGCCCACCCGTACTCCGACTGCACCAGATCGACAACACGAGAGAACCCCCCGATCAGACCTTCTTGGCCGGGTCGCTCTTCGTGGCGCCCATCTTCTCCGCCACCTTGAGCATCCGACCGAGGCGTTTTCCCAGCGACCGCAGGTCCTCGGACTCCCTCTCGATGATCGACTGCACGATCGTGAGAGTGTCTTCGAGACTGGGGTTGAACAGTTCGTCCTGCAGAGCCTTGACCCTCGGAAGATCCTTCTTCGGGTCGCCCGACAGATCCTTGGGCTTGGCCATCGAACGGATGAAGTCCACCGTCTCGTTCTCAGCCTCAGGGATCGAGAACAGGACCATGCCGAGGAAGGTCTGGAGGAAGCCCTCGGGGTCATCGAAGTCGATGCTGGTCTGGTCAAGGACATCAGCAGCGCCCCGGGTGACGATGCGCAGCAGCCTCAAGAACTGCCGCAACTTGAGCGGTTCGAGGTCGAACTCGGTGCCGGACTCCAGCCGCATCTCGATGGGGTCGGGGTCAAGCCGCTCAGCCTCGTCACGCGGAGGCTCGGGCTTGGCAGCACCGCCATCCTCCGGGGCGTCCTGAGGGTCCTCGGCAGGGCTGGGCTCGTCGTCCAGCCCTTCGAGGAGGTCGTCTACTGAATTGACGCTCATGGCGTTCTCCTTCTTTTTCAGGGATCAGTTAGAAGCCCATGGCTCAGGCGCGCTGGGAGTTGATCATCCGACCGATGGCACGGTCGGTCAGCGCAGTACCGGTCTCGTCCTTGTCGCTCATCAGGGCCTTGCCCGAGTAGTTGACGACCAGACCGTCGCGGTAGGCGGGGCCGTCGAACGACATCGGCGCGAACTGCACCTTGTAGAGGATGAAGTCGAAGTTGCGGGGCAGGCCGTCCGAGTCCTTGGAGGGAACGCGGATCAGCACCGGGCGAGGCGCCACGTTCAGCGAGGACTCGTTCCACAGCGGCATCTCGTACTGCGTGGCCTCGCCAGTACCGGAGGACGTGATGTCCGAGCCGGTCAGCAGAGCGACCACGTCGACGGGGATGTACCCGCTGGTCACGGTCAGGGTGGCGAAGTTGAACCAGTTCCACGTGCTGAGGATGGTGTCGTCGCCAGTGTTGTCGAACGAGTCGGTGTCCACCTCGATGGACCCCTCGCGGATGCCGAAGATGTCGGCGTCCTCAGCCCCGGTCGTGCCGTTGAGGATCGCGGCATGGGAGACAGAGAAACCTTCAAAAGTCGTTCCAGCCATTACAAGGCCCTTCCTGCTCTAAGTCGGGTAACTCAGCGCTCACGCGCTCGATCCACAGGAAGTATCGGTAGGTCGCTAGCCCCAGCCTCAGCGCTCGACCACGGACTCCACGATCTGCCCGTCGAAGGAGAACCGGTGCAGGACTCGTCGTACAGAGGGATCTACCTGCCGGGAATTACGAGCGCAGTCCCGGCAACTCAGTTCGAGGAGGTTGCCCTCACTCATCCGAGGGATCTCACCCTCACGGCGAACCTTCATCAGCAGACCGCCGAGGCCCTCGGGGCACCTCAATTCGACAATTTGAACTGTCGGTGCGGGCATGGGAACGGTCCTCTCGCAGTCGGGCTGCTTCGAGGAAGTATCGGCGAAGGACGGGGGACTACAGCAGTGCGAGCAGCCGGGGCACAACCTTGGACCAGTCGTTCTGGGAGATCACCGTGCTGGCCGCACGCTCACCCTTGAGCCGGGTCTGGAAGCGGTTCTCCACCGCCTCGCACATCGCTGCCACCAGTTCATCGTGATCGATCCGGTACGAGCCCATTCCGGGCTTGTGCTCCTCCACAGTGCCGCCGATGGGCCAGCCGGTCTCCTGAGTGCCCCACTGGCGGTGACCACCGAAGTTGGAGTAGATCACCGGGACGCCCATGGCCTGAGCCTCCAGCGCGGGCAGGTTCTTGCCCTCGCCCCACGAGGTGGCCAGATAGGTGTGGCAGCCAGCGTAGAAAGACTTCAACTGGTCGTGAGACCACGAGGTGTAGTGGATCTTGAGCCCGGGATAGGCGTCCTCCATCTGGGGAGGCAGGGTGGGCACGGTGGTCTTGAGGTGCAGTTCGACCTGCTCGCCGTACTTGGCCCGAACCTCCTTGAAGGCACGGACAGCAGCGAACGGGTTCTTGCGCATGTGGAGTTGTCCGACCATGCAAAATCGGAAAACTCCATTCCAGTCCCGCTCCCGGGAGTCGTACTTCCACTCCTCGCTGGAGAAGCCGCCCTGCAGGACCTTCATCGGAGTGCCCGCCTCTTCGGCGTAGGGCTTGAACGCCTGCGCGGTGACCTCGTCGTAGGCAAGGAGCAAGTCGTAGTGAGACAACTTCTCAGCCATGTCTCGGCGCTGGTGCTCCTCCAGTTGGGTGAACTCCCACATCGTCCAGTAGATCTTCTTGGCCTTGTGCCTGCGCTCGCCCTCGCTGAGCCCTGCTTGGTCGGGATCCACGTGGTGGAGCAGGTAGTCGAAGGGCACCTCAAGGTCCTTGACCAGCATCATCGCCACACCCATCGGAAGGGGCGGTCCGGTGAACGTGGGCTTGAGCCGGACATCGACCCCGGCCTCACTGAGGTACCGGGCGAGGGAGAACCCATCGTGCCCGTAGCCGGTGTTGGCCGCGAGCGGGGTCTTGAGCAGCAGGGTGGTGGTGGGCACGACGCTCCTAGGCGTTCATCGATGCGCGGGCTTAGTCAGTACTGCACTCGTAGGTGCGCTCTCCTCGCACCACCATCGAGTTGGTCAGGGGGACTTCTTGGACTTCCAGAATCGAAGAGGCCACCGAGGCGTGCACCCAGAACCCATCAACCCACTCCTGAGAGTCGTACCGGTTCAGCGGGTTGTGAAACAGCCGATCAAGACGATGGAAGACGTGCTTACAGCGCAGGACACTGTCTTCCTGCGCGACCGATCCGTCGTCGTGCCGGGTGGAGTCGGCGTAGACCATCAGGCGCAGGCGGGGAGTGCCCATGGTGTTGTACTTGTTCGAGATGGCCCAGTCGCCCTTGGCGTCCACGCTGATCACCGAGGTCCCTGACCCTTCGGCGTCACGAGGTGGGACACCTTGGTCGTTGACTCCGTGGAAGACCCACGCCTGTGCGATCTTCTCCGCGTCCGTGGCGTCGGCAGCGGCGTCAGTCCCGACGTACCCGGCCAGAACCAGATTCTGAAAAACCGAATCTGCCTTGATCCGCTCGATGGCAGCGAGGGCCAGATCAGTGTCGAAGGTGGGGATGACCGTCACGGGACAACCTCCAGTTCTCCGTTGCGGAGCCAGTAGTGGCCCTCAGGGCAATCACCGTTCTTCCAGCCCGCGCACCCGAGTGAGGGAACGAGGGTCAAGTGCTCATCATCCCCTTCTCTGGTCCAACGCGGGTTGTCCCACCCGGAAACCGGCTGGCCTCCCAGTTGACCCATGCACCCGCGCCTGCAACCCGGGCACACCCACAAGAAGGCACCGTTGGGGTAGATGACCATGGGCACGATGCTCTGGTCCCCACGACGCTCCCTGTACTCCTCCGGAGACATCACCACAACACGCATGCCGGTCACCCCGGGAAGTCCACGTCAAGGATGCCGGGGATGCGCTCCTCGAAGGCGATGAGCCCGCCGAAGAAGTCGTGCGAGCCGCCGCGTGCCATTTCGTAGATCGCGTAGTCCACCGGATCGTTGGGCGGGCCGGGGGCCGGGGTCTTCCAGAGAATCCCGCCGTACTCGATCTTCCCACTCCACACGTCGCCGTCGAAGTCGGTTTCCGTCTTGCCAGAAGCCTTCAACGAGCCCGAAATGATGTGGGTGCGCATCTGGGTGTCGGCGAAGGCAGCCGCCAACAGGGCTTCGAGCGCGGCGGTGGACTTGTAGGACTCCGGCTTGGCCGCTTCCTCCAGCCGGGCGATCCACGAGTCGATGGTGTCGGTGACCCGGACCTCACGGATGGTCTCGTAGTCGGCCATCACTTGGGTC